GCGTGCTGTCGGTCGCGTAATGTTCCAAAAAGACGTCAGTGCTGCTGGCCCACCACGCGATCTCAAGGTAGTTGGTGCTTGGGTCGTTGACCGTGAAGATTCCGGTGATGGCCGGCACAATGTGGGCCCAAGTGCTGGAGTCTTTACGTGCTGCGATGTCAAAGCGCGTGCGGCTGCTGGGATAGTTGACGCCTGTGTCCTTGGCCCAGACCTCAAACTCTTGCACCGCGTTGCTTCGATTGGAGACCTGAAGCGTGAACGTCACCAGATATTGCCCGGAACACGGGACATAGATCTTGCTGTTGTCCACCACCCGGATGCCGTTGGTGAGCGCCACCACGTCGTAGGTCAGAAGCTCTTCAGTCGTCGTGCTGGTGAGGTCCTGATCCAAGTTCGAGATCAGCATCGCATGCGGCAGGATAATGCCATTGGAGAGTTGAAAGCCGCGCACACCGCCAGCAAACCCGCCGCCCGCGCCTGACCCGGCGGACATCCAAGTCGCCGCACCGGCCGTGTTCTCACTGGTAATCGGCGTGTAGGTGTTGTTGAGCTGGAAGATGACCTGCTCAAGCGAACGAACCAACTGGTTGAACTGCTCCGGGCTGTAGTTCGTCGTGATCGCATTCGGCAGGCGGACGTTGGTGATTTTGCTCATCGCAGACCGTCCGGCTGAATGTCCACCCGCATCGTGCCAAAGCGCCAGTTGCTATCGAGCTCATCACTCTCGATCCTAAGCTGGATCTGTCGGCCCCGGGCCCGGGTGTCCACCTTCTGCGTCGTCGGCGTGATGACATACGGATCCAGTGAACTCGGACTCGCCGACGCCTGCGGAAACGGCCGCAAAAGCAACCGCACCGTCAGGTTGCCGACCTGATTCTTGAAGTCCGGGATAAACCGGCTCATCAGGAGCATGTTGTCGCCGTCGCCAATGTCAAAGTATCCGGAGACGATGTAGGAAGGCAACGGCTCATCGATCGCGTTGAACCCATCCTCTTGGTTGTACACCGTTGTCCGCCCAGCCGTCAGACCGTAAATGGTGGAGATCGTCGCCTCGGTACTGTCCGGGTCATACGCTGTGGCAATCGGCTTTTCAAACGACCCCACATCCTGCCACGCGGTTCGCGGCATACTGCCCACGGACCAGACGTTCTCCAAGTAGTTGTAGGTCACGAAGCGGTCGATGTAGTCGCTCGTGAACGAGCAGTACCACCACGTCACCTCGTTGAACTGCGTGTTGATGCCGACATGCACCTTCTGCGCTTGAACGACGTTGAGGTCCTTGAACACATAGTCCTGCACCGTGCACGCCAGCTTTTTGACCGTGCCGTCGAAGACAAAGAACGCGTCCTTGCTCATCCAATACGCCACGCCGTTGACATCAGCCGACGCATGGGGCCCGATACAGCCGCAATTCGCCCCAAGCTGCTGAAATCCGAAGGTGTAGGGCGGACCCAGATACTGCTGGCCATGGAGCGAGGTATCCGTCCAAATCAGGATCTGACCTCGCGATCGCACTGCCGTGATGATCTCATTGCCGTCCGTGAGCCGTTGTCCGCCGGCCGTGTTCGTGGCCGTCGCCTCGAAGGTATTAATGTCCTCCTGCGACGAAAAGCGCACGTACATCGGATCCTGCGTGCTCGTCGAACCGATCGTCCCCTCTGTGCCAAAACAGACCAAATGCCGATCAGGCGTTGAAACCAACGCGTATCGGCTCCGGGTGGGCGCGCCTGAAATCGCCGTCGCACGCGGGGACAGCGTGATATCCGGCGTCCACTCGTAAATGCCTCCGTTGACAAGCTGGAGAATCAAGACCTCCCCAAACGTGTCAAACTGCCAGACGCGAGACAGGAGAAGAATCGGTACACCGGAAGTACGGGGCGTGCCCCACGTGCCCGTGCCCCACGTGCCCGTGCCCCACCCGTAGTCAAAGACGCTGCGATCATCGCCCACACTAATCTGATACGCCGCATTGGCCGATCCGGCCGCCGTGGCCGTGCTGGTCGCAGCGGTCGGCGAGGTGATTGCGTACTCGTCCGCCCCAAGCACCTCAATGATCTGGAACTCATTGTTCAAAGAGGCGTTAGGTATGCCTCCCGGATCACCGCTCGTGCTGCTGAATGTCACAAAGTCACCGACGGACGCGTCATGCCCAACGTCGTTGACCACGACCCGGGTCAACCCGTTCGTGGTGTCAAAGGTGACCGTTCCCGTCGCACGGATGGGGGTAATGTCCGCCCAGTTGCCCCCTGCAAACGCATAAACCTTCCGGTTGGTGCCCACCACCGCATAGGGCGTCCCGTCCAAGGCATTCCAAGTGAATACCTCGCTGGTCATGCCTACTAGGTAAGCCGGCCCGTCGTTGAACCACTGCCATCCGCCCATCTTTTCCGGTAGCCCATAACGGAAGCGGATATGATCCCCGTCGACCCAGCCGCCTTCAGCACCGTACTCGGTGTTCTGCTTGTCAACGCCGGGCTTCAGAAAGAGTCGCAGCAGTGGCATTTCAGTTCCCTGTCAAAGCCGCCAGCGCCTTCACATAGAAGGCAATCCGCTCCTGAAGATGCAGCTTGGCCGGCCCGTTCACGATCCGCGTGACACGGTCCATGTCCCCCTGATCCGCCGGCGCATTGCAGTTGTTCTGCTTCCAGAACCACGCAGCGCTCATCGCGGCAATAGAGGGGTCCAGCAACTCATCAGGATTGCTTACGAGATCGATTCCAAGCGCGTCACCACAGGCCTTGTAGTTGCGCTCCCATGTCAGTTGGATCAGGCCCCGCCCGTGAAACCCGTTGTAGAGCTTCTGGCTCAGGGCGGCCGGGTTTGCCACACAGGATGTGGCCGACTCAGGGGTCGGGAAAACACGCGGGAAGATCTTGGCCAGCCGATCCGCCGAACGATAATGAAGACCCTCTTCCACGGCCCTCAGGCTGCCGGATTCCACCGCAATGGTGGCCAAAAACGCGGCTTGGCGCTTGGGCGTGTTGATTTCAGCCCACTCCATCGCCGCGTTGATCGCGTCGAGGTACTTCTCCGCGTTCTCTTCCGTTGCGCCAGTGCCCTGCTGCAACTGGGTGAGCGTGATCATTTACGGCTCCGGATATCAGTGATTTTTTCCAGCGTGCGCGAGCCAAAGTATGCCCCAAAGATCAGCATCCCCCAATTGCCCAAAAGCGTCACGTAGGACTCGTTGGCGTTGTAGCCAAAGGCACTCATCATCGCAAACGTGAAATATCCCGTCAGGATGGCGATCAAGGACATCGGACGGATGTTCTTGGACAGCCAGCTATCGGAACCCATGTCCGCTTTCCAGCGGTCGCTGACGTTCTCCTGCTCCAGCTTAAAAAGCTCAGTCTCATTGGCCATCTTGGCCAGTTCGCCAGACTGCTGAAGCTGCGCAAGCTCGGCCTGAGCCTTGGCCTTGGCCTCCGGATCCGGAATGACCTTGTCCAAGACTTTGCCGGCAAAAGGCAAAAGAGCACTGAGAATGGGGAGCATATTAGGCCTCCAACGGTTTCACAGGCCAGACCACCTCAAACGGGAACCCAGCTTGAGCAGGAACATCCCGCAAGGCCTGACGGTACGAGGCCCACGCAGCACTGTCAACCGGCGCATCAGGCAACTGCGTCCAATCAGACTGCGTGAGCAACGCATCACGCTGTTTGCGCACGGACGCGGCCTTGGAGTCGCGGAGCTTCTGCTGCTCGTCAACAGGCAGAGAAACGACATCCCAAATCTGCTTCCATCGGCCCGACTCCTGAACCGGCGGCAACTCAACGATTTTTTGCGTGTTCCGGTTGTAGTCCGGCAGCGGGGTTGTCTCGACCGCAGCATAGCCGTCCGGCACGAAGCTCGGAGAGTCCGGATAGCTGGTGTTGGGGTTCGAGGCCTTGACCGTGTAAATCGAGACCGGGTACTGGAGCGTTTGGAGGTTGATTAAGTTCATGGCAATCCCTTACGAGGACACAAAAACATACGTCGCACCATTCAAAGAGTACGGGCTGGTGCTTTCTAGGTCCGCCCCGACGACGGCGGTACTGCCGTCTGAAGAAAGTGCAACTGCGATTCCAAAATTGTCGCCCGCACTCGCATCACTAGCCGACAGTGCCTGTTGCTGAGTCCAAGATGAGCCGGCTCGACTAAAAATATACGACGTCCCATTAGCGGTAGAAGGGGCTCCAATCAATGCCGTATTACCATCCCCAGCTAAGGATACGGATTGCCCAAAGTTATCCGTACTGGCACGATTATTCGCTAAAAGCTTTGCCTGCTGTGACCACGTAGAACCCGATCGGGTAAATACGTATGCCGCTCCGTTTTCCGAAAAAGGAGACGTAGACTCTAGGTACGCGCCGATTAAAACCGTATTTCCATCATTAGACAGGTCGATTGAGTACCCAAGCTGTTCGTCACTCTGAGCATCACTGGCGGTCAGCTTTTGTTGCTCGGTCCAAGTCGATCCTGATCGGGTAAAGATGTATGCCGCTCCGTTGTTTACATAAGGCGAAGTGTTTACCGCTATAGCACCGATAGCTGCGGTGTTTCCATCCGAAGAAAGCGCTACAGACCACCCAAAAAAATCAACATCAGCCTTATCACTGGCTAACAGTTTTTGCTGTTGAGTCCACGTAGACCCTGATCTGGTAAATACGTAAGCTGCGCCATTGGTGACAGTACCAGAATCATCCTCTTCCGGAGAGCCAGCAATAGCCGTGTCTCCATCAGACGATAGTGCGACTGAAGTACCGAACTTGTCGCTGTTGGCAACATCACTCGGACTAAGTCTTTGCTGCTCGGTCCACGTCGATCCAGATCTAGTAAAAACGTAAGCACTTCCCGCGTTGGTAAAGGGGGTATCATCTAGCGGAGATCCCACTAACACTGTGTTACCATCAGACGAAATCGCCACAGAGCTACCAAAGTTATCCGAAGAACCGTAATCGCTCGCTACTAGTTTCTGTTGCTGAGACCATGTCGTCCCCGAACGTGTAAAGACATATGCCGCTCCAGAATTTGTAGACGGGGAAGTGTCGGTGTTTATTGCCCCAATAATAACTGTGTTGCCGTCCGAGGAGGCCGCAACCGAAAAACCAAATCGGTCTGAGCTGTTTTTATCACTAGCCAATAGCTTGGCCTGTTCTAGGTAAGTCAAACTCCATGCACCACTAAAAAACTTAAGCATCACGCATTCCCCACGCGAGCGCCATACAGCGTACTACTGACTTTCCACAGAAGAATAGCCGTATACCCAGTGGTGTTAAGGGTCGGAGCGTTTCCTGAGTTGGTTTTCCAAGTCACGCTCGGCCAAGTAATCGTATAGGCGGCGGACCCGTCGTCAATCATCAACAGCAATGCTTCGCCAGACGCGAGCGAGTCGGTCGGTGTGGAGTTGCCAGACAGCGTCCAAGTCTGAATTCCGCCGTTCGATGGGTCAAGCGGAGGCGTTGTGGTTGACAACGCGTAGACCGTTTCTTTTGTGGCTCCGCCAATGGTCAATTCCGCGACCGTGGTCGTACCTGTCATGGTCGGAGACGCGGAAAGTACGATGCTTCCTGAGCCCGTGACATTCTGCCCCAACGCTGTGGCAACCCCTGTTCCCAGCCCACTCACGCCCGTGCTGATCGGCAACCCAGTCGCATTGGTCAGCGTGCCCGAGCTCGGCGTGCCAAGTGCCCCACCGTTCACCACAAACGCCCCGGACGATCCCACGTTCACCGCAAGCGCAGTGGCGACGCTCGTGCCCAACCCGCTCACGCCCGTACCGATCGGCAGGCCCGTTGCATTGGTCAGCGTGCCTGAGCTTGGCGTGCCCAAAACACCGCCATTGACGACAACCGCCCCGGCCGTGCCGACGTTGACCGCCAACGCCGTTGCGACGTTCGTGCCCAGCCCGCTCACGCCCGTACTGATCGGCAAACCCGTCGCATTGGTCAGCGTGCCAGAACTTGGCGTTCCAAGCACACCCCCATTGACGACCACCGCCCCGGCCGTGCCCACGTTCACCGCAAGCGCCGTTGCGACGTCCGTGCCCAGCCCACTCACGCCCGTACTGATCGGCAGCCCCGTCGCGTTGGTCAAGACCCCCGAAGCAGGAGTCCCCAGCGCAGGAGTAACAAGCGTCGGGCTGACAAAGTAATCCACCATCTGCACGACGTTCGTGCCGTCCACATACAGATGCGCCTTCTTGCCGTTGGGCACCGAGAATGTACTCGCCATGATTCCGTCCTTTATTGTGACGCTAGGTCACAACCTCGACCCAATTCGTTGTTTGGCTGTCGTCCACAGTCACCCAGTTCGTCGTCTGACTGTCGTCTACGGTCGCCCAGTTCGGGACTTGGTTGTCGTCGATCGGCCCCCAGACCAACGCAACACCAATCTGCCCGATCCCCGCCACGCCCACGGGGAACACACTACAGTTCCCGGTGATGACAACTGATCCGACTTGGCCAGTAGCCGAGACGCCAATCACCGGAACCAACGTGATGGTCTCTATCGTAACCGAACCCACCACGCCTGTCGCGCTTACGCCCGTGACAGAGACGCTTGCACCGGCAGCTATTGCGACAGAACCTACCTGCCCCGTGGCCTGAACCCCGGTAACGAAGACTAAGGTGACCAGATCAACCGTAACCGACCCTACCTCGCCGGTTGCCGATACTCCGGTCACATCAACCGAAGCATCCCCGGCCACATTCACTTGGCCGACTTGGCCAGATCCGGACACTCCGGTCAGGCTGGTGTTGGCATCCCCGGTGACGGTCGCCGTTCCAACTTGCCCCGTAGCCGAGACGCCCGTGACACTGACATTGGCGCTGTCTGCGACCGCAACATCGCCCACCAGTCCTGTAGCCGAGACTCCCGTGACAGAAACGGACACATCCGCTGCGACCGACACCGTGACGCTTCCGACGTTTCCGGTTGCGGAAACGCCCGTGACGCTGGTGTTAGCGTCTCCGGTGACAACTACGCTGCCAACATTACCAGTAGCAAACACCCCCGTGACACTGACATTTGCCACGCCCGTTACCGTGACGCTGCCAACCTGCCCGGACGCGGTCACCCCCGTGACACTGGTGTTGGCAGAACCCGTTGCCGTAACGCTGCCAACTTGGCCGGTTGCAGTAACGCCAGTGACATTGACCGATACGTTTGTGCCAGTTTCAACCGTAACGCTGCCAACTTGGCCGGTTGCAGTAACGCCCGTAACATCAACGGAGACGTTGGTTCCACCGGGCGCAGCAAAGACCCAACCAAGACTGCCGTTGTTGGTGGAATTAGCGCCAGCGTACCAAGTCATAGCGGATATGCCCTCACGCCTGTGATGGTGAGGTAGTCTACCGATATATCACCCGCTCCGGTATGCACAAGCGTCCCCGGAGAACTGGCTGAAGTCCCCTGAACCGTCAGCACCCGGCCCGCCTCGCCTGCCGCAGTCCACTGAGATACGCGCTGGGTGGTCGTGCCGAGGGTGATGTTTGTAGCGCCGGTCGCCTTGTAGGTGTTGGTGATGTCCTTGAAGGTGTTGTTGCCGGAGATCGTCAGCGCACCTGCTCCGCCTTGGTTGAGGGTGATGTTGGTGTAAGAGCGATCACCCCCTACAAAAGTCTTGGCTGAAGCGGAGGTAAAACTGATTGTTCCTGTGCCAGTCACCGTGAAATTTGGAGATGTGACCCAATTCCACGGCAACGAACTCCCGGCAATAGTCCATGTTCCAGAACCAATGGCAACTGTAGTGCTGGGAGATATTAAAACACTGGCTGAACTGCTCGTGTTCGATAGGGTAAAAGAATAGTTATTAGCATCAAAAGTACCAGATCTGATCTGAAAGGATGCAGCTACGCTTGTGGTAAACGAATCCTGCAATGTAAC